TATGTGCGTTGTTTGTAGGCAAAATCACCCCCTACCGGGTCGTTTTGCGTGGTTTCTAACGCAAATATAGAACTTTGTTTACTTACTGAATGTTTTTTCATTCACCGCCCTTCCCGTACTTCCTATTGCCCTCAGTTGCGCTCTTGCTGTTATGGCACTTGGTACACAATGGCTGCAAGTTGAACTCATCAAAGAACTTCCCGCCGTCCGTTACCGGATGGATATGGTCAACAACCTTAGCCAGCTCCACACGCCCAGCATCACCACACGCCCGGCACAGCGGTTCACGCTCCAGTATCACCGACCTCAGCATCCGCCATTCCGATGTGTTGTACCTGGTATCGCGGCCATAAGTTGAACCAATCGCCGCCGCCTTCGGTTGCCTCCTGGTTCGTACTTCCTTTTAGTGTGGATAATTTTTGCCATACTTTTCTTTTGTTTTATCCTTTGCTTTGCTTATCATACGCGCACGCACACGCCTGCACGCACAATATCTTTCCCTTTATATATGTAATACATTTCTTTTTTTATTTCCTTTAGCAACAAAAATCGGTACATCGGTACTCGGGCCACGTCCCCGTAGGGCCCAATCGCATTTACAATCGGGCACAATCGGGCACATCGGTACATCATTTCTTAAAAACATCTTAAAGGTCATAAACATTTACTTATGATTTAGTGAATATGTATCCTTTATTTTTATCCTTCCTAACCTTGGCCACATTAAATCGGTACATCGCTGCACCGGTTAGCACCGATTTTGCAAACTTTTTCTGCTCGTGTCCCGATCATCTACGGTGTCCTCCACGCGGAATTCGTCCCACATTTCAGAGAATTTGTAAAATTCCTCCTTCATTAATCCTGTGGATAAAGTCGGCCCACCACTCCGCGAAGTCCACACCACATTCCACCCTTAACCGCTTCTTCAGCAGGGTTTCGCTGCTTTCCTGATAGTTGACACCCTTTGCGAGGTAAATCTCCACGCAATGCAACATGAAGTTGTAAAAGCGATTCCATTCGTCGCTGTCCCATTCGTTAAACAACATGTGACCAAAGTGCGCTTCAGGCGTCCTGTCTTTGCCAAAGAATGAACCAAATTCCAACATTCGCACGCGCCGAGCTCCGTGGTTCCCCTGAACGTTTACAGTATAGTTGGTCGAAAACCCGAACTTGGGCGCCCGCTTGTAATCCAAGTACACCTCTGGCTGGTTCTTCTTCTCTATGGTTACGCCTTCCGTTATCATGGAATAAAATCCCTCAAAGTCCATGTACTTCCGGCAATCTTCAACAAGCACCATCTGGGTATCCAATTCCACCCGCTGCATGGCAAACGACTTATCCATCTTAAAATTCTTCCCATCCAGAACCACCGTTCTTATTACATGACCAATAGCTTTAAAAACAACCCTTTACCAGTTCCCCGCCCTGATCTTCATCCTCCGTTTCTTCGCACAATACCACCGCCATACTCCGGGCCGGATGCTTATAACCGTGCAACATATACCCAATCAGCTGCATCGCATATTCCGTCCGCGCTGCATCATCAGCGCATACTGCCTTCACGAACTTGTAAAACACCGAATCAATATAACTAAACATCACATTCGCGTCAGGGTCAAAACGATGGGGGATAATGTGTCGCTCCCAGATATGCCCCGGCGCTTCGTTATAGGGTATCATGCGCATCTCATCACCTTTACGAACAACCGCCACCCGTTCTTAAAAGGGAAGTATGCCGTATCCACCTCATGAGCCAGCGCCGTCACATCGTGCCGCCCCAAATGTTCTATCATCAAGCCCCCGAACAACCGCCCCGTACTCTCCATAAACGCCCGTTCAATATCCGCCCGTAATACCTCACCCACCACTTCCGGCAATTCCGAAAGATAGCCGTTCACCGCTTTAATCATCATCTCGGTTGTTGCCTCGCGCATCACACGACTATTGACCTGGATGATGCGATACTCCTTTCCGTGGTCGCCATCCACCCAGTACAATCCAAAACCCTCCGACACATGTAGCCACCTATACAGCGCGTGCACATCAATGCGCACCTTTCCTTTGTCCGAAACAGTCCAAAACCCCGCCCCTGCATCCGCCCCGGCAATGGCATCACTCACAACCGCCTGCGCTGCCGCTGCATCCATGCCTGCTTTTTGTTGCACATGGCGCAACACGTCCAGCCCATCCAGTCCATCTTGTATCAGCTCCTGGCAATCTTCACTGCCCGATCGCGTTTCTCACTTCGCTTCTCGCCATACCCATCGTCCTGAAGCAGCCGGTAAGTTCGTTTCCAATCTCCACCTCCCACCAATACGTTAAACACCGCCGCCGGGGAATATCCCTTGCCAGCTTCAAACTCCGTGGATGTGGTGAACACGGAAAACAGGTTCAACTCCCGGTGATAGTCGCCGCTGGTCTTCGCGTCCGTGTTGCCGGGCCGTTTAAACACCACCTTCGGCCCTACCTCATACACCACCTGCCAACCGTGTTCCTGCAGAAGTTGCAACATATCATTCTACCCCCGACTCGTTGTAATGGTCAATAGGTGACTTCCTAAAATGTCCGGTATTTCCAAACTGTTCCACCTTCGCCCGCACCGGCTCCAGATATTCATTGAACGACCGACACACTGCCAGCAACACCTCCCGCTCCGCTTCGGTCAATTCGCCAATCTCCCCGAAAGCACCCGATACCCCGGCGTAGGAGGGGCAGCCACATAGCCACCCTCCCCCTTGTTTCAATAAGCACCCGCACCTTATCCGAAGGGTTTCCGTTTGCTTCCGCTTCTGTCGTTGGCCGTTGCGCCAACTTCATGTTCCCGGCAATGGTTGCGCACCTATAATACAGGTGCCACCCGCCCGACCTCGTTTCCACAACCTGCAAGCGCTCGCGTATCGCCTCTGGTATGGCATCCATCAGGCCCGCGCGAACTTTGCCCTCGTGGTCGTATTTCAAGTCGCAGTCTATCACCTCAAGATTGCCGCTAACCGCCCCGCAGATGATTGCCTCGCCATGCGCGTTCGGATGCCGCCGCTGCTGTTCCAATTCCGCCGCCGTTACCTGCCGCTGTTGATAGGCTTTCCACGGCAGCACCGCGCGTTTGTTGGAATCGATTATGATTCGATTAAGATGTGTGTTTTCCATAAAGTGTGTGTTAAAATTCGATGTGCAACTGCTTTCTAAATTCCGCAAACCTTTTTTCTTGCGCTGCAAAGTAATCCGCGTCAAGTTCGCACCCGACAAAGTTAAGCCCCGCTTTCCACGCTGCGATGCGGCTGCTTCCAGAGCCTAAGTGCGTGTCGAGTATGGTCTGCCCTGCTTGCGCGTATTTCTTAAAAATCCATTCGTAAAGTTTAACGGGCTTTTGCGTTGGGTGTATTCTTATGCTATCGGCATTTACAACCTCATTTTAAAAATTTTAGCAGGTGTATCAAAAGAAGTCCATGCAAATTCACACATTGCCATACTGAAATTTTCAGGTTGTATTTTATCCCAAATTATATAACAAGGTGTCGGACTTAAAAAGTCAAGCATATAATTACCACCCCAAATTATTTGATTTTTTGAAACTCTTTTTAGTTCCGAGTAATAATTTATATCAGGTACAGCAGCATCATCGCCAGAAAATGATTTGTATTTATTTTTATCACCTCTTTTTTCGCTTCCTTTATGACCCATTGCCATATTTATCCCATAAGGCGGGTCAACAACTGCCAAATCGAAATACTTGTCAGGATAGCGGGCCATGACCTCCATGCAGTCGGCGTGGTATGTTTCTGAGGTGTGTTGTGTCATAACCCCTTCACCCCCTCCGCATTATCCATAACCACTACCTCCGCGCCCTTGTGCCTCATCATCTTATGGCGAATTACCTGCACCCCGGACAACTGCCCGCCGGGCCGCTTCACCTCGATAAACACGACGCGCCCGCCCTTGATTGCCAATAGGTCAGGCCAGCCGTTTGTTGATGTGCTTTGCAGCTTCGTTACCATCCAGTCCGCCTCCTTCAGCGCCTTTACAACGCGCCGCTGTACCATTGCTTCGGTGATTTCCTTTATCTTCTTCATGTGTGTTAGAATAATGTTTTTTTCTTGGGCCGTAATCTATTCTGATTCAACTTATGATGTTCGTACCATTTATATAGAAGCTCACCCGCTTTATCCCAGCGGTATATCTGCTTCCACGGGCTGAGCAGATAAGCTTCATGAAAGCCGCAACTGTTCGCCTTCACGTTGATGCGCTGGTTGATATTCAGGTCGTAGTACCGCGTGTGCTTCACTACCGGCTTTGGAAACAAGTCCAGACTAATTTGTGATTTGTCTTTCATTTTCAATTTTCAAAACAACATCCGCTTATAATGCGCTGTTGTGTAGTCTTTTTTATCCATGACCGCCGCGTAAATCTGCTGCTCAATGCCGCCCTCGAACATGAGCCAAATTACCTGCGCAGGTTCGGCCCGGTCAAATGTCTGCATCCGCGCCCGAGCCTGCCAGTACGACACCGCCGCAAAGTCGATGTTGTACATCACCAAGGCATCCGCCGTTGAAAGGTTCACCCCTTCGCGCCCGGACTGAATTTGCAGGAAAATCTGCGCCGGCCCATGTGTCTGGTTAAACTGCTCAGGCGTTTCGCACCCCGGCCCCAACACCTGCTCAAGCGCGATGCGTTCAGCGATGTACTTGTAAAACACAGCCACCCTCCGCCCGGCAAAGTTTGCCTTAATCCACTCCGCCTTCTGACACATCAAACACGATGCGCTCGCCTTCCTCTGTCTTAATGGTTCCCCCGCATAGCTGATGTACCTTCTGCATCTCCTTTGCCGCCGTATCCGCCAGCACAACTCCGCCGCTCTTGGTGTTGATGTGCTTATACCTCCTGATTAGCCGCACTGAATGCGCAACCTTATCGGGCATGGGCAGCAGTTGGAACCGCTCCACAACCTTCCCCTCAAAGCCAGCCCTCAGCCTGAGTGAATGAAATTATGTAGGGCTGCATTGCCGCCATGACCTCCGCCTCCTTCACATCGCTGTAAATCTTCACCTCCCGCCCGGCAATCCATTGCGTTTTAGACTTTCCTAAATCCTTGTGCCATGCGTAAAATTCCTTCCACCCGTCCCACGGCCCCCTTCCGGTTGCCCAAGCCTGATGAAAGAACTGCGCGAAGCTCTCCGGGGTAGGTGTTCCCGATAGCAGCAGACACCGCGCCCCGGTTCGCTCGACAATGCCGCGCACCTCCATCGCCCGCGCTGATGGTTTAGGATAAGCCCCGAGGCCGTGCGCCCTCATCCAATATAAGGAAATCCGCCGCGCCGTCGTACTTGTGCAGCGCCTCGTAATTTGTCACCTCCAGCTTAAAGGCCCCGCCGTGTATCTGTCCTTTATAATCAAATCGGATGCTCCAATGGCCTTCTTCTTCGTAACAAACAGCACCTCCCGCGACCTTAGCAGCGCCGCAACATGCAGCGCCGTCAGGGTCTTGCCCGTCCTTACCTCCATTGCAAGATACGCCCAGCCTAACTCGTTCACGATGTCCGCTGCGCGCTGCGCGATGTCCTGCTGGTATAGTCTGAGTGTGTTTCCCATCTTTGCCCACCGCCGGGAATCGAACCCGGTCTACCTCCATCAGGTCGGCAGCCGCTGAACGTCAACCGCTCAGCTTCGCGGCTGTGTTTCATGAGCGAAACACCCGCCATCGCAGGCCTCCTGCGCATCATGCAGCCGCTATTCTTTCTGGTGGCGCAGCTGATACGTCACCACTTTCGGCACTTTCTTTTCCGCCGATTGTTCCCATATTGCGCGCACAGAATTGAACAAGTCGAGTTTCTCAGAAATCACCGAAATATCCGTCTCGCTCAGGAATTGCCAGCCGATGCCCTGCCCAAGCCGCTCGGTTCTGGTCTTGGCGTTAAGCCAAAGGATTGCCACACCGTCAAGTTCCATCGCAAGGTTTGCTTCAGTTTCGCGATAAAGTGACGAATATGCCGCAAGCTGCAACCAGTAGGTATCGTAAATTCCATTGGATGTCTTTAAATCAATTAGGTACCTGCGCCCATCGTTCAATATGCCAACACGGTCAACCGTCCCCGCGTAATAGTTGCCGACAAACGCGCGTTCTATCATCTCCACTTCGGTTCGTAGCGCTTGCAAAAGTCAACGTACCTTTCAAACATTCCCCATTCCTCGAGTGTGCAGTTTGGTTTGCCATTTTCGCCAATCAGCTCCACCACTTCGCCACGGTCGTATGCCTCCGTCATCCGTGAACAGATGTCCCGCGCTCGCCTGCTGCCCTGATTACCTCATCGGACTTGCTGCCCATCTCCTTCATCCATTGCAATAGTGCGTAAGGTTTCGGGTATGCTTCCAGCACAGTTGTAACGCTCGGCACCCACTCGCCGCTCTGGTGTTGGTAAAACCTCCCGTCGGTAAATGTCAGCCGCCCGTCTTTGATGTGAATGTGCTTCATTTCTTTACCCCCATTTCTTCGCCCAATACTCAGGCAGTTCGCCTGTGAATGGGGCGCAAAAATTCCAATGGCTATTTTCTTCCATGTCTACGAACATCGAACCAGAATTTTGTTCAAATCTGCGAACTCTTGGGCCATGGCCATAATCACCGTCATCCCAAAACCAACACACCTCCCCTTTTTTCGGCTTCCAAACTTCCACCTCAATAGCCTCACCGCTATCTATAAGGTTATGGCAGTCGTATCCTTGCGCTGCCATGTCGCAGGTTGGTGCAGTGCCTTCTGGAAGTCGTTTTAGGTAGGGTTTGGCTATTCGTGACCAATAGTCATGATTAACGAGCGCAAATGATCCTTCATCATTAGTATCTGTGCCTGTCAATTTACCTTGCCCCTTATGCGTCCACACCTCGCACCCCATGTAGTGGTGTGCGACCTGTTTGAATGTGATGCCTCATCGCCCGCTCCTTTCCCGAAACCACTGCCCGATATATACGCATATCTCCCACAATGCACCGGCGCAATACGCCGCGCCGATGCCTGCAAGAATGGCGAAGATGTACCTCAGCGCTTCAGTTTTCAAAACGGCGCCTCCTCCTCAGGTTCATTATTTTCGCCCATTGGTTCTGCTGCCTGCTGGCTGTTGAACTGCAATAATATTGCCTCCACTGCTTCATCCAACTCAGTTGAATCCCATACCATCTTCCCGGACACCTTCACCTGCTTGAGTTGTGGCAACTGTTCAGCGCTGTCCCGTGTGTAAAACGGCTCTACCTTGTGCAGCTGCCCGTCTTCGCTGATTTGCGACAAACTCAGGCCGCTGCGCTTCTTGCCGCTGGCTTCGTCTGTCATCATCCAGGGCATCAGTCTGATAGGGTCAGCCGTCCGCAAATTTCGAAATCGCTTCGCCAGGTCGGTCGCATACCGGCTCCCGTACGGCATTTGGATGATGTACTTTCCCGCTGGATGGAGCACGGTGAAACTCCAATCCCTTCCAAATTGACTCTCCCGGATTTCCGCCGATACAATGAGCCCTGTAAGTGCTTTGTATCGTTCCTCATGCACCTCTTGCCCGTTCTTGTTTGTCCGTGTCGTGCTGGCTTCGGTTGGCTCTTTGACGCGCTTCACGAATGCGCCGTCGCTGACGGTGAAATACTCGACCTGACCGCCGCTGTTGTTTGAAAATGATTCTTTCATTTTGGTTGTGTGTTTATTATAATTTTTGTTTAAGTTCCTGAATCTTCGCCTCGTACCACTTGGCTTTTTGAATGTCTTGGATGATGCTCGCGCCCTTTTTCAACCCGGCCCGCATCCGATACTTAAACGAATTGATCTTGCAAAAATCAATGTAAGCCTCCACGCCGAATACGCGAATCATCATCTCAGACACCTCTATGTCGTGCGCCATGTAATGCTTGGGATTTACCACGTCATCCTCGTGCATGGCCATGTTGTCCCGAAATTCCTCTACTGATTTACTCAAAGCCTCTACCCCGGTCAATGTTGGCGCAAAATGCGTGATGTTCCCGCGATGGTCAAGCATCACGCGAATGTCTGCATCCTGTGCCGGCCGCCATCCGTGCAAGGGCATGGGCAATGTTACATCGTTAACCGTTGCTGTGTTGGTGCGCACGTCGTACCGCGCCACCTGCCATTGTTCATATCGTAATCCGCTCATAAAAATCCTTGGTTTTCGAATTGTCCCTGCTTAATATCCTTCTTTCCGAAAATCACCTGCACCGCGCCGTTTGCATGGTATCCGCTGGTGATTATTTCGCAAACTTTCTCGAGCTGCTTTACCTCGAGGTCAAATGTACGGTTAAACATCCTGTCATTCGTTACCCTGTTATAAGCGTGAATCATACTCGAATGATCGCGGTCGCAATACATGGCAAGTTCTGGATATGATAGCTTGTAAAACTCACGTGCCAAGAAGATAAACACATGACGCGCTTTTACGGTACCTGCCACCCTCGACCGGTTCACATGGAAATCATTACCCACTCCGTAGCCAATTGCCACTTCGCGCCGTATCAGTTCAAGTTCTGCCGGGAAATCCTGCATGCGCTTCAACTTCATTTCATTTTCCTTTCTCTGATAAAGCGCCCTGGTACCCACTTGTCCTCGTGTCCGTGGAGTTGATACCACCAGCCTTTGCAGTTGTACTTCCACGCGCTGACGGTGGTCAGTTTGCCGCGATAAATCACCGCTGTACCGATTGGCATAAGCCCCTGCCTATGTCGGCAAAATAGCCGCTTCAAACCACGCCGTCCACGTATCCAGTACGGCTCCAGCAGCACCATAGCCGTAAAAGTAACGGATATGATAAATATCACCGCAAATACTCGCTCTTCGTAGTTCATGGCTTCGCCTCCTTACTTTCGACCATCATGGCTATCGCATCAAAGTCTTTCTCAAGCATGCTTTGCGCCTGACCCATCGCCGCCGCAAACTCATACGGTGTAATGGTTTCGCCGCGCTCGAATGTTCCGCGAATGACTATTGTTGAAATCTCATGCAGCGTTTCGCTGTTGTCAACCATTAGCCCTTCAAGGCTACCCGAAATACTCTCGCCATATACGGCCATGTATCGGCTCCCTGCTTTTCTGAACGCTGGCAGCTGTACTACCTCCTCCTGTTCATGCGTTGTAATAACGCGCCTAATTTTAATTGTTTTGTTCATGGTTATTGTGGTGTGTGTCGCCTTGTGGTCAGGACAGGATTCGAACCTGTATGTATTGATTTTAGAGGAATATAACTTATCGGACTTTACCTCAATGATCTAACCGTTCCGTGGGTTAATCAATACTACATCTTAGCGTCTACCAATGTCTGCGGCCCCAGTTTTTATCCCAGCGCCATGACAATTCCGCCACCTGACCAAGTGCCTTTTATCCGCTGAAGGCTAACAGCCGCGCCCTACGATGCGCCCAGAATTTCGCAGCCTTCGCTGCTCCGGTGTTACGTTCCTACCGTCATAGGCAAAGATTTTAAAGAACTGTATTCGTATTCACTTTCGTTTCCCTCACTGGATGCTCAGTACCCGCGCCCATCCGCTCAAGTTTCAGTGCGCATCGCTTGCGCTGCAATCGCCACAACAGGTGCATGCGCCCGGCTGGATCCTTCACGTTAAGGTTAGTCTTCATCCTCTACCTCCATCCGTTCAGCTTTCGCATACACCGTGCCGCAAGTCATGGTAGGCTCTGAACCTTTATTGATTGTGCGGTAGTTTGTGGCAAACTGCGCATCGGATATGTCCTCCGCGCCGTTCAGTTCATAGTTGCGGTCGTTCATCCATTCGCGCGCTTCTTCGATGGTGTCGAACTCCATCTGCGCGATAAATCGCCCGCCGTCGCTTTCAGCAGTCATACCCATAAGGGTTTCGCAGTCGCGCTTCTGATAGAATGATGGCGCGATGCAGGTCAGGCGGTAATAGTGTGTGTTCATGGTTCGGGTCTCCTATAAAATTAATCAGGAAGAATTGACTTTTGCATTGCAATCCAAGGTGTTACATCCAGGTAAACACTATCATTGTCGTTTACAAGCTTTACCTGTGATTTAGGGAACCATTCAGTGCGACAAGCGCCAAGGCCATTGTAGGTGTTCATTATTTCTACTTTGAACGCCTTTTCGGTTTCGCCCAAAATAGCGGTGAAGTAGTTTGCTTTTTCTTTGCCGCCAATTAGAAGGCTGGTGTATTGTGTTTTTGTTGCGTTTTCCATGTAGCAAATATACGCCCGATTTCTATACTTGCAAACATTTTCTAAAACTTTTTCACAAAAAAATAGGCGTAACTTTGTAACGCGCTGATAATCAGGCAGTTAGGAAAGAAAATAATTTACAAAGGCACGCGATTTCGCAGCCAAAAACCGAAGATAAACACAACAACGAGTAGCCACCATACTAATTTAGGTATGGTTTTTTCCCGCTGCACAGCATTCACCACCTGGCGAACATACCTAATAACCGTGTCTTTGCATTCGCCCTGCACATAGATTTTGCCGCCTGGCAATCGTACCAGCTTAATCCTGACCTGCTCCCGACTTAGCACCAACGTATCATGCAGCCGCATCGAATCAAATTGCAGCAGTGTGTCGGTGATCGACCTCTCTATATATAATGAATCCCAGACCTGCACCGTATCGCTCACCACACTGCACTTTAGTAGCGCACGGTTGCAGCGTTTCGGAGTCCAACATGAAGCAAGCAGCAGGGCTGTGATGATTGCCGCCGCGTATCCAATATGAGCACCGCAGCCGTTATTTCGATTTTTCATGGAGTTGCTGAACAGCTAAAATTGCAGCTGCTTTGCTGCGTTCTACATCGTTGGCCGGAACGAAGATGACTACCTTCTTTGCCTCATGTGGGTGAAACATTCGCTTCCTGCCCCCTGTCTTTTTCCTTGCATAGGTGCAAAGATAGCACATTTGGAAAATAGATTCTAATGGTGTATGTTTGTTGCCGATAACGTATGGTGCTATGTACCGTTTGGGATTACGAAGCACCGAACTTTCAATTTACTAATAACTTAAATACGAGAACGAATGATTAATTTACCACAAAACCCCAAATGGGATATAGCACGTGTTAGCCGCAGTACTTTATTCTTGGCTGATTGCTTTGATGTTTTTCCTTTTATTGAGGATAATTCGATTGATGCTATTATTTGCGACTTACCTTATGGAACTACCGCTTGTAAATGGGATAGTATTTTGCCTTTGAATAAACTTTGGGAACAATACAAACGTATTTTAAAAGATAACGGAGTTATAGTATTAACAAGCACAGAACCATTTACAAGCGTTTTGATAACAAGCAACATTGAAAATTATAAATACTGTTGGTATTGGGATAGGTGTATAAAAAGCAATTTTTTAAATGCAAAACACCAACCTATAAGGCATATAGAAACGATACCTGTATTTTACAAAAACAAACCAACTTATAATCCTATATTAAAACCTAAACGCAAAGACCAAATAAGATGGAACAATATACCATCAAAGCAAAAACAGACAGATACTTTAAGTACTGTTGGTTATTTAAAAAATAGGTTTGAAAGACGAGAAATACCACTTGATATGGATTACCCCACAGAGTTACTTACATTTTCATTACCAAGTGCAAATAAAGGTAGAAACCACCCAACAGAAAAACCAGTTGAACTTATGGAATACCTTGTAAAAACTTACACCAATGAAAACGAAATAGTTTTGGATAACACAATGGGTTCTGGAACTACTGGACTTGCTTGTCTAAAAACAAATCGACAATTCATAGGGATTGAAAAGGAAAAACAATATTACGATGTCGCTGTTCGGAGGTTGTCCGAGTATTGCGGCTAACTGCAGAGCTTGCGGCTGCGAAGTTGCTGCAAGCGGATGTTAGCGATAACCGTTAATCATCATCTTCTACCTCCATCATTACATTGCCGCGAAACTCATCCAATAAATTCTCCATCGCATTCAGCAGGCTGTCTGAATGAAACCCCACTGCAATGGCCTGCGCAAAAAATGCCCTTACCACCTCATCAGCAAAGGCAGGGGCTTTGATTACCGCGCTTGCGCCGTGTCCTGCGTGGTTAATTGTAACGATTGCTTGTAATTCAGAAAATGCGTCCATCTATTATCTCTTTATTTTCCACGCTAAACGTCCCATCCGCGGCCACCGTTACATACGCGAAGCCGTGTTTCCACTTTGTAAAGGCATAAGGCCGATATTCAGGAGTAAGTGAACAGAGGCAGCCAGTTGACCACACACCGACCTTGTTCCCATTCAAATCCCCCTCGCTGTGGTGGGAACTCTGGTGGTAGTGGCCTATCATGGTGTTAGCTTTGGATTTCAGAAACCAACCCCGCGCTGGGTTGACTGGTGAAAATACGCTTTCGCCCATCTCATGACCGTGCAGAATGTTCAGTTTTCCTGCTTTAATAATCTGCTTGTCCACGCGCTCAATTTTCAATTCCTCAAAGTGCAGCAGGCTGTCAAATTCCAAAGCTTTGAGATTCCCAAATTCGGGCGCGTTCTTCAAAATATACGCCCGCAATCGTTCCTCATGGTTGCCTAACTTGTAAATGATCCGCGCCGTTGGGAAGTGTTCCCGCAGCAATGTAAGGAACTCAACTCCCATCTGTATTTCATCTAAAATAGTGGGGCGGTCTTGCTCCTTTGTCCATCGGCTAATATCGTAACAATCCAGAATATCACCGTTAAGCAAAACGACATCCGGCTGCCTTTCCACGCCAAACTCCAGCGCCGTTGTGAGTGCTGGCAAGTCATGAAAGGGCAGGTGAATATCCGACAGAACAAGTATTTCACAATCGGTTAGGACAATCGGTTTATCCTGTGTTGCTTGGTAGGCTCGCAGCTTTGCCAGCCCTTCGGTTATCGTGCTCTTCATGGTTTGTGTTGGTATTCCAGAATAGGTTTTTTTAATAGTGCCATGCGCATTGTAAATGTATCGAATGAAGCAGCGCCCTGCCTCCACGTTCTTAAATAAATCGGGCCGCCTTTCGTGTAAAATGCGGCCCTGTGTGCGTTTTGGTAAGGGGTCAAGTTCGGCCCGGATGCTTTGAAAAAACTCAGCCTTGTGCCTGCCCTGTATTTCTACTTGATTCATATCTCAGGATATTGCTTGCCGATGGCGCGAAGTTGCGCGATTGTTTTGCCAAACGTCTTTTGAACGTGTGGAGGGTCAACTCTTTTTTCCAGTAGTAACCGCTTTCCCACCCGTAGCTTTCAAAGATTTTAATCACTGCCAGCCATTCGGCTTTACCGTCTTTGTTTATGTCCTTTTTTGGATCCCAAATAGGCGCCCCGTTTGAAAGAATAACAAAGTCAATAGCGAGGCCATAATTGTGGTAACTTTCCCCGCCGCGCGCGTCCGTTACCGTTTGGCCCGGCTTGCTGCGTCCTATCGCGTAAAGCGCATCCTGTTCCGCGTTGGTGCGCAAGGTGTGAGTGAACCGGCACACAACACCTTCAGGCATGGCTCGGCAAATGTCCGCGTAAATCCGCCCCGCTTCTTCGCGAAGTGCGGGGTGCAGTAGCTTAATTCTTTCGAGCGTTATCTTGTCCATCCTCGTCAACAAATGTACGCAACAATTTTTGAAGCCAGTTAAACACACGTTTCCGAACCGCTGCCAGCACTGCACTCACCGCGTCATATTCCTCTTTCACCTCTTTCATATATGCGTTATGCGCGTTCGAAATTGCGCTGTATGCTTCGGCGATTAGCAAGATGGTCAAGTAACCGTTCACCAGCCCAGCCGCCTGTTGGTCAAGCGCCAAAAGCACGATAAATACGATTATCGCGGGAATGAGTGATGCGAATTTCTCCGTCAATCCAGCCTTCAATACCCGGCTTTTTATCTGCGAAGGGTCAACTCTCAGCCACATGATGACCGCCGTAACAATGTCCAGCAGCATAACCGCCGCTAAACCGTTAATGATGTTCAGGTTTATGCCGTGTCCGGTAAGGTACACAGCCAGCGGTGGCAGCCCGATGTATGCGATGACCTTCGCCTCGTTTACGTTCATGCCTGTTGCGCTCCTAATTTAACCAATGCCCAATCTATCACTGGATTAAAGTCCAATGCCCACTCTTGCAATTTCTCCCGGGAACATCCAAGTTAATCGGGGTTACATTCAACTGCACTCCGTCCGCATTGTAGGCAAAACATCGGAGGGTTACATCGGGCGAATTCAGGTCGTAATCTACGTTAATGCGTAGCTGGGTAGCCGTTCCCAGACCAAGACCAAAGTCAATCGGAGTTATGTCTATTTTTGTCATTTTATTTCTGATAAGCAAATACGTTCATCTGAGCGATGTAATCCATGTAACATATTCGAGCGGTAGTGCCTACTGTTTTTCGAAGTCCGCAATACACACCGAAGTCCCTGTTATTGCCGGGTATTCCACTTGCTAAAGAGGCCACAAGTACGTTGTTTACATAGGCTTTCGCCGAACCATTAGAGTAGGCAACAATGCGGATGCGATACCATGTATCCGCCGCGATTGCGCTGGTGCTGTCATTAGTGGTAGCCGTGCTGTTATTGTAACCATTTAGCCTCCATTGACCGCTATTGATGTCATCGGAATACTCAAGGTAAAGGCCATCAATAGGGGTGGTGGTATCGCTATCAAGCTCATCCAGCGCGAAAGATATACCTGTTGGTGGCATCACTCACCGCGCTGAATCGAACCGAAGTCTCATATACATGGTACTGATGGTTCGTTCCATCGTGGAAACTAATTGAGTTATTATCTGAATAAAATGCAGACCTGTTCGCATTGTCCACCGTCATGGAGACCAATCCTGTTCTACCTGAAAATCCTGTCTGCCCTACTACAACAACCGCCCTGCTGCCTGTGCCTGTCCAGTATATCGGCCATCCGTTTGCAGCGGATGAAATACCGCTTGTAGTTTGTGGCCATCTCAACTCTACACGGTTCACGTATTGACACTGCTCAAAATTGATGTTGTAGGAACTTGACAATCTCCAACGGCTCGAAGTGCTGTCGTATTCCAGTTCAGCAGACCTTCCAGGCAGAATGATAATGTCCCGCCCGCCGAATGAAAAGCGGTTAGCCGCTGTGCTATTGCTGTCATCGTCCTGCAATCCGAAAGCGAATGAACCCACGTTCAGGAATTTAACCCGATGCCCTCCCGTTGTTGCGGTCAGACCGGACAAAAAGTTATAGTTACTGTTGCTGTCAATTCGCAATGTCTGCACCCCACTGCCCCAGCTGGTGGGGTTGTAGTTATTTTGGAAGGCAGTGATTTGCGAAGGTGAAAGAACCGTTCCCCCGCTGCCTCCCCGCCTGCTGGTGCTGCCCATGTCCCGTCTGCGCGCAGGAAGTTAGTAGTTCCCCCGCCGCTGGCAGGTGCAAGCCCTTTCAGCGAACTTGTGAAGGTGTCGAGCAGGGCCGTTGCCTGTGTGCCTGTCAGGTCTTCTACGTTGCCCGTTCCTGCTGTGGTGCGCCCTTTAATGGTAGCCGTGGCAACTTGTGCCAGCTTCGCGTTAGTAACCGCGTTATTAGCCACCGTTGCCGCAAATGAACCTGTACCGCTACCCGTTACATCTCCCGTCAGGGTAATTGTCTGGTCACCGCTATTTGTCCCAGTAAGGCCAAGGTCAGTTTTTAGGGTCGCAAGTGTCTGAACTTCCGGCGCACCTGTTCCCGCTGTCTTGCGGTAAAATACAGAACCTGTTGCCACATTAGCCATTTTTGCAAGAGTTACCGCGCTTGTAGCTATTGTTGCCGCAAAACTTCCAGTACCGCTGCCAGTCACATCGCCTGTTAAAGTGATGGTCTGGTCACCTGTATTCGTGCCGCTCAGATTTGTCGCACTAATAGCCCCTGTGAATGTGTCCCCTGCTTTGTTGGCAGGTGTGTATCCCAGCGCCGTTACCACGTTGGTGATGTAGCCCTGTGCCTGTACCCAAGCCTGTGTTGCATAGCCTGTGAGCGCGCCCGTTGCAAGGTACAAGGTGTCGAAATAGGTCTTTAGTGTTGCCTTTGTGTTGGCCCATGTGAGCCGTTTCCAAATTGAACTATCCGCGCTGTCCTGAAGCAGGAGCGCATCCGCATCTACGGGGGTGGCTTTGCTTTCAGTCAGGTCAACATCATGCAGTTCCTCCAATTCATAACCGTTGGAAATCTTCACATACACACTGCCTACCGTTGCGTGAACGCGCTCCACGGTGGCCAATACTACGATGTGGTCAGGTGCTTGCGGAGCAGTTGTGGTGTACGCCCCAGCCGTTGCCGCCGATAGGTATAGTGTCTGCCCTGCGGTCAGGCCAAAGGTGTTCAGTTGATATAGCGGCCCTTCTGTTATTACCATGCCTTCCGCTCCGGCTGCGATTGTTTCCACAACAAGGCCCAGTGTTCCCTTGCTCGTGGTTTCGCTGTCTGCCTTTGCCAGCTTTGCCGCAATTCGGTTGCCCTGAGCGCCGCTTATATACACCACCTGCCCTTTTGTGAAACTGCTGGCAGTGTCGTTATACACGCGGGCAAATTGCTGCATTCCTATTTTCTGAACACTGCCTCCTTTCATCTGAAGTTGCAAAGTGCCGTCCCCAGTGTCCCAGAACATAGAACCATCCGTGCCTGGTGTGTTGGTGGGGGTATTGTCAAATTCTAAATTGCCGAGTTGTGCGCCCCATTCGCCGAGGTTCACGTCCTGAGTTGCGCCTGTGTATGGAACTAATGCCGATGCCTGCACACCGTCAACGGTGTCAGCATCAAGGCCTGAGCCTGCGCCGTCCACGGTGATAACCTTTGCAAGGATTTCAGAAGCGGTGTCGTTCACTTCCGCACCGGCTTCAATACCTGCCAGCTTCGTCTGCATGGCTGAGGTCATTACCCCGGCGTTGCTTCCGTCCGCTGCAGGTATGGTTGCATCGGTTCCAGTGCTGCTCACAACGGTTACCGTTGTGCTGGTTCGTGTGGTGGTTAGGTCAGTGTTGCCACCGCCACCGCCACCGCCCGAACCTGTGAACCCGGCTGCGATGTCCACAAAGATTCGGTCAGCGCTGCTTACGCTGATTGCCGTCTGATTGTCCGGCGCCCCGATTGTTACGTTTATAAAATCACTCATGCGCTGATGTCGCTATCTATGATAAATTTACCCTGTAGCCATGTCACCTTATTACCGCTTACGGTTGCCTGCAGGTCATAAGCATAGCTGCCAGCGGTTAGGGCCGCCATTGTCCCGGTGGACTTCGTGCAGCTCACTTCTCCAATATTCGCGTTGGTCAAGTCCCAATCCGCGCCGCTAATGGTTAGGATAGTAGCCCCGGCGCTGTCCTTCACGGTGAGCAGCAGTGTATGGCTACTCAGGTCAATAGGTGCGCCGGTGTCGGCATTGGTGAACGTAAATTCCCGACTGAAGGTGTCCCCCTTCCGGCATTGGATTGTGCAAAGTGCGGCTACTGAGCTATTACTATTAGGGTTCATATCTTAGGGTTGGATTAGCCAGGTGTTATTGTCGTATGCTATGAGTGTCCAGCCATCGTACTGAGTGCTGGTGGTCTTATTGCCTGTGCCGTTTATGGTGTCACCTGTTGCGGCTATAATCTTCACGCTGTTGCTTGCGTTAGTCTTAATGATGGTCAGTCGCTCGTAGGCGGGAAATGTGCTTGCATCGGGCAAGGTAATGTCCACGTTGCCTGAATCTGCGCTCGCGTAAACAAAACGCGCTGCATTGTCCAGGGTGGTGTTGCCGGTTATGGTCTTAATCGTTTCGCCTGCCACTGCCACCCGTTGCAGTTGTGCCTTAAATCCGTCCGTGCTGTTGTACACAATTACCGGGCGCCATACATCGCCTCCGGTAGGTGTTCCAATATCCGAACCGCCGAGGTTCAGGAAGCCGTCAATGGCGCGGGTAACTACACCGCCTACCATGTTGCCCAGTTCAGATACGCGCTGTTTTAAGCTGAGAATATCCTTTAGCGTTGTACCTACCGTGTCGCGCTTGGTGGGCAGTTTAACCGCCGTACTGAATACTGTATCATCCCACTGGTACTTAATCCATTCCCCGTTCCATCGAGCATCATTCGCGGTGAAGCTCACCGAGTTCGGAATGAATACCTCGCCGTCATGTACTACCGCGCTCACGAAGTCAAACAGGAAGCCGGGCATATCGCGGAAATCACCCCGGATAACCTTGCATGGTTTCCAGTGGTGGGCCATGATGTAATTCGCAGTAAGCTGCCCGAGGGCATTATTACTGCCGGAATATCCGGAGTAAGGTTTCCAGGCTGTTGCTGCTTGCCATACTGAGGAGGTGGCGTTGTAGATCTCTACGCCGTTCACGTACTGGCTGCTGCCATCCATCAACGCATCCTCAATTGTTAGGTTGCTGCTCTGGTCTGAAAGGCTGCTGTTTGTTGCCGTGTATTCTACTGTGTCCGTCCATTCTTGATTAGCCTCGTCTGCCATTGCTTCGAATGCAAGCGAGCCTGTCCACTTAATCTCCTGCCATCCGGATGTAGTAGTGGGGGAATACTTGCCATTTTTCCACGCCTGCTCTACCATCTGAGCTTGAATGCGTATGCGAATATCAGAGCCGAGGTTTGTTGCCGTTGGCTTGATGGGAATGGCTACATCAATTGGAATGCGCCCGTTTATGCCTCCGGTATAATTGTAGGGTACATGATACCCGAAACACATATCGTCTGGTATCGTGCTAATGGTCGGCGATAACGTCTGCCATTCCACATATTCATCGCTTTCAAACTCATCCGCCGCCGATAGTGTTGGCTTTGAAACAATGTGCGAAACTTTGGAGGTGGCTACATCGTAGCGGTATAGGGTAATTTTTAGGCGGCTGTAGAATGTCGTATCCTCCAGCCATACCTTCCCGGTAATACGCCATTGCTTTGTAGTGTCTATGTCCCCAGCGTTCAATGCTACTATGCCCGTGGCAAAAGTTGCTTGGCTCAGCTCAAACATTCGGCGCCGCTCGCTGCTGACTGTGGCCGTCTTCAGCGCCGGGAAATATGTATAGCTGGCCCCGGCTGTCAGCTTCAGGTCGGAGGTCTGCCATGTTGCACCGCTGCGAGTGTTTATTGTAGCGCTGCTAAGATAGCCGCTTACATTTATTCCCGTCTTTGAGTAGCGATATTCTGTGTAAGTGCTTGCCCGATAGTTCTGATGCTGATAAATCCGGTAACTTCCCCGGCTAAATTCCATGCGAAGGCCAAGGCTGCGAAGCACCTTCTCAAGTGCTTCTTTGCAAGTAATCGGTTCCCATTGGCTCGAATTGTCTGCCTTGTCGTAGTTCTTCAGGAACGTGGCTCGCTTCGCCCGGATAACCTCAAGCGGTGAGCGGGCAACCGTGCCCATGCTTGCCTCGTAATATTCGAGCGCGGTTCTGAGATACACATCGGATGCGCCAAAAAACGCATCAAGTTTGCCTGGTTTCAGCGCTTCTGCGATGACCGTCCCCAATGTGATATTGTCAGGGTTCGCGGTGTTGGTGGCATAGGTAAAATCAAACCCTTCGAGCCTGCCCAGCCCGTCGGTGGCGGTCAGGTCAGAAGGCGTAAGGGTAGTACCGGTTCTCGAAATTGCAAAGGTCAGGGAGAGCAGTTCCGGCCCACCACAATGTCGGGGTAATTCCTTGGTAAATGAGTATGGTGTATTTCAGTTCGGATGAGGTGGCAAGGGTATCGAGGAAGCTCTCCTCAGTGCTGTTGCGAACCAGCCAGTGCACTACCGCCTTGCTGGCCCTGATTGGATTTTCGCCCACTTTCGAGCCGTCCCCTTCCCATGTTGCCGTAAACCCCGGCGCTGCCACGGTGAAGGTATTGATGCTTCCTGTGTAACCAGCCTCGTCAATATCAATGCGCCAATCTACGGCGTTAATGTCCTGAAATTGTGCCCGGTATTTAACTCCCATTATCGCACCCTCCCTCTACTTGTTTCGGCGCGGTCAAGCATAATCAATAAGTCTTGACCGGATATTCTTGCGGTAAGGTTGCCGCCCATGCCACCGCCTATCATGTCTTTAAGTTTGTTCAAAGGTGCTACTACTTCAGGGTTGCTTTTTGCACCCGGGTATTCTCCCATCAGGCCGACCGTTGGGCCGGATATTATGCCGCCGGAGGCAAAGCGCCGGATGCCTCCTGAATCTGCTGAACCGCCTTGAGCTGTTATAGAAGATCCTTCGCCAACGTTGCGGCTCATTAAACCTCGAACAATTCCGGCTGCTGCCACAAGTCCAACACCTGCGGCAAGAGCCACGGCTGGATTTGTAAGGAGCGCTTTTTGAAAAGTATCTGAAGCTATGGCAGCCGCTATCATTGCTTTGCCTAATGTCTTCATGAAATCAGTCACAGCAATAAGAATGTTTTTGCCAAAGTTGGATTTCCAATCTTTGTTTCTGGAAAAAATATCCTCCATCATTTGTCCTACCGCATCAGCCGCTCCCATTGTGACTTGCATTAAGCCTTGGTTAAATCCTTGCACCTGCGCCGCAGCAGTACGGGTAAAGCGCCCATGTTCATCAATCATCCGGTCAGTGTACTTGCTGAAATCTTTATACTGGCGCTGCATGTCTTTAGGGTCGCTGAAGTACACTGTCATGGCCTTATCAGGCACTTGCTGTTTAAACTTCTTGATTCCCTGACGTTGTAAACCTTGCGCCGCTTTTAGATTGTCTTCAAGAGCCTTTATGTCAATGGCGCCGGGCATACCAAGATTGCCTCCTTTAAAGGCATCCATGGCGTTGACATTATCTTTCGCCCAGTTCCTTTGCGCCTCTTTCATGGCCCCGGCGCCGTCAATTTCTACATTGACTTTCAGCTTTGCAGGCTTCTTTGCGCTTTCGTCTTTCATCGCTGTGTTCAGCGCATCGACAAAATCAGAACCTGCTTCTTTGGCTATCTTTGTCAGCTCTGAAGATTGCGCCTGAATCTTTACAATTTCGGTCGCAAGGGTGGCAACTCTTTGTTTAGCTTTTTGCCATTCTGTTTCACCTTTTTTAAGGTCGAAAGTATCAACTTCGCGTTGTGCTTGCCTGTACTCAATTTGCTTTTTTATCAGCTCGTTGGACAGCTCAAGCATCCTTTGCTCGACTGCCATTGCCATGGCCCGCTTCTTCATGGAATCGGTCGCAAGGTCAATGGCCTGCTTAATTTCTTCGTTTTTGCTTTTCTCTAAATCAAGCCCTTTGAAGTAGGTAGGATAGAGCGCTTGTAAATTTTGAAGCGCCGCTTTCTTCATGTCCATGCTCGCGGCATTGTTGCGAAGAATGCCGGTGAGCATATTGAATTTACCCATGCTTTCCTCCGTAGTTTTGGCAAGGGTTTGATTAAGTTCTTTAAGGGTAAAGTATTTAGTGTTTACTTTTTCAACTGCTTTCTCCTGGCTCTTCAAAATCAAAGCCAAAGCAGCAACCGCTGCTCCAATGGCAAGCACCGGGCCTGGCATGAGCAATGCGCGAACCGCTGTCATGACCGTGGCAAACCCGCTCGAAGAAAGAGTAAGCGCTTTAATTGCATCGTTCAGCGCTATCATGGAACCTATGCCCTGGCTCATGGCCATTAGGCTTTGCAGTTTAGCGGTAACATTTGCCGCGTCTTCTGTTTTGATGCCCAACATCTGCATAGCGCCTTCAGCCCCGGCAATAATACCGATTGTGCTTTGCATGGCGTTGCCAAATACTTTTATCCTGCCTTCTAAATGCCCAGCCTCAACCGCCATCTGAAGGTCGCCCATCCGGTCGCGGAGCTGCCCAGCCTGCTGCAAAGTTTGGCGGAACGCCTTTGAGCCTGCCGCGCCCATATCCTCGTAAGAGGCAGCGAGGTTAAACAATGCGCGGCTCTGGCTGCGTAGAGTGCCGGCGTTGGTAGCCTGGCTGGTAAACTTTGAGGCAGCATCAGCAAGGCGCTTTTGGTCAGCCTGTGCCGCGTCTGCTGTTTTGCTCAGCGCTGCCCGCGCTTCTGCAAGTCCCTGCTTGAGCTGGTTTGCGTCCGCTGTCAGAACAATGTTTATACCTCCGCCTTTGCCGCCTCTTGCCATGTTTTACCGGTGGTAATTTACCTCAAACTCGGATACAATGTAGTAAACTTGGTCATTTTCTGCTTCGTCTTCCGGCAGGTGTGATTCGCCGAGGTACTCAATTTGAGCAACCGCCGTCCCGTTGTATGTTCCCGGGGTCTTGCGGTCAAGCGCTGTGCGCACCGCCTCCATAATATCTTGCGCCTGCGTAGCGGTCATGGCGTAGATATTGATTTGCACTGTGCCAAAATCGAAGCGGCTTGGGCCGTCGTGTGTGGATACGGGCCTGTTGCTCAGAAACTGGTGGGCAATGTATGGATAGGTTGCGCCCTGCAATGCTCGCACAGGGTAAATGTTCTGACCTACAATTGAGGTCACGCCAGGCGTATTTCGCAAAATGTAGTCAACTGCTTTTATCGCTTTGTTCATATCTTATCAGTTTGGCAACACCTTTGGAAATCTCGGGTCGTTGCGCATTTGTTTTGCTTTTTCTATTGTTTCCCGGCGCTGTGCTTCTACCTCGTCCGGGAACATCAGCAGGTCAAACGGTCGCACCGTCTTCTTGCTGTATGGCTGTATTAGAACGGCGGTCATCCACCTGGTTCTATTCCATGCCGCCCGCTCGGTATCGAACTGAAGCTTTCGCCATCCCTTCAGCTTGTGCTGCCAGTACTCCGGGCTGGCTCCCATCAGCTCGGCCTCGGTCATGTTCATTTGACCATAGGCTGTTTCCAGCAGATCGCCCCAGGTTAGCTTTCTGCCTCCGGGGCCTCCACGTTTCCCTCGGGCTGCTCCTGTTCGGATAGGCCCAAGGTTTTCAAGAAAGCATCGGTGAAAGCTTTTGTACTTTCGGCCAAATCAGCGACGCTCTCAAGCTCATCTATGAGCGCGTCCGGCGAATCGAATTGAACCTTTTTGCCAGCATCCTTGCCAGCCTCTTTAGGCCATGCCACGCTATCACCGCGCCTAATTCAATAATATCGGTAGGCTCGGTTGACTGCATCTTCTGAAGCAGTTGCGTTGGTTCAGCTTTAAAGTGCTTTGCAATCCTAGTAGACGGTTCCAAATTTGAAAAGAACGGGTAATTTTTTCCCGGCAATGGTGATGTGTGTGTTACTCATTCTTGGTTCGATTACGCTACTACAACCTGAGTGATTGTGCCAGTCATCTGCAAAGAGCAGGTGAAGGTTGTTTCGGCGTTGTTTGGCGCGCTAAAGTTCACGTTGCTGATGAACGCGGAAGATTCATAATACACATCTCCTGTTACCTGACTTGACCAGCGCACCGTGATAGCAGTTCCTGCCAGTGCATCAGTTACCAAGTCTTTCGGGCTAACCAAAGAACCGCCAACACTGCCGTCTTCTTCGAGCAGTCCTTCAAATTCAAAAGTGCCGCCCTTCTCGCCTGGCAGATATTCTTTGTAGCCAGCGCTGTCTTTGGTGGTGATGTCAATCATGTCTATGGATATGTCCACAGAGGTAGAGCGACCGTTTGCGATTTTAGTCTTGGTTCCGGTGATGTCTTTGTACAGACCTATCAGCGAACCATTAACGATTCCAGTAGTTGCCATGTTTATTTATTTTTCGTGATTAAGTTGAGTAGTCCTTTTTTATGCCCTCAGTTACGGCGTTCTGATTTATCTCAAGCGCCATCTGCATGAATTTAACCGCCCGGCGCTTGGTGCTGATGCTGTCAGCTTGCAAGATGTTGCCGTATATGGCTGGATTGTTTTGACGGTTTTTCTTCGCCTGACCTTCGCGGATACCAATAAGCGCGCTATTGCGGAACTGCTTGTCTTTCTTAATTACCCATCCAATAGACTTGCGCAGTTTGCCTGTACCGCGCTTGTGCGGGGCAAGGTTGCGTGCGCTATCAATAATGCGTTGGCCATTGGTTTTTAAAACCGCCTGAACTTGACCGCTGTCAAGCTGCTTTTCGATGTTGGTCAGTTTGGCAAGTTCCTGTTCCACGCCTTCGAGTTTGTTTAGCCGTATCATTCCTGCCTCCTTGTTTTGATTTCCAGATAGGCCTTGCGGCTGATTTCAGTTATGGCCAATATGTTGTAAACCTCGCCCTGGTATTTAAGCCTGTCTTTTGGGGTAAGGTTCGGGTAATAGCGGATAGTAAAGTTCACAGGGCGCTCGGCCTCGCGCTTATCGCCGTTCACGGATTCGTTTCCGGGGTCGGCCTTGTACATGGCAGGGCAAGTGATGACAGCCGTCCACGTCTTCACCGCTTCGCCTATGGCGTTTTGAGTAGTCGTAAAACGCTCGATTGTTATTTGCCTGTCCATCCGTCCCGGGTTCATACAAACTCTGTTATTTGGTAAGGTTTTAACAGGTACTCTGTGCCACGGGCCAGCGTTGTTTCAGCAGCTCCAATTACCTCGTTCTTTCGCTCTTCGTATAGGTCGCCGCAAATAAGCAGAATTGCCGCTTTGATTGCTCCGGGTAAGTTTCCGGGCAGCCAGCCCATCTGCGCGGTAAAAATAACACCATCAAGCCTGTCATCGTTTACGCTCGGGGTAGTGGTGTGAAGATATAGGCGGATGCGGTCGCGCTGCAATTGCGCGGAATAATTAGCCGTGGGCCAAGTGGTCAGCACATCGCTATCCGTGTAATACTTGATGTGCGTCAGGCTTTGCGGCTTTCCGTGCAAATCCACAAGGTCAGCGGGCCATCCGGCGCTTTCCCATTGTACATTTGCCGTGCGGATGGTGTACCCTATAAAGTTTTCAGCTATGTCAAAAGCAGCATCAAGCACACCGGCTATATAGCCGTCTTCATCGGTGTTGATGGTGCGCAGGTGGTCTTTCACATCTTGAATTGAGATGTAGGATTGCGAGCTGTGTATCTGCTTTACGACTTTGCTTATCACTTCTTCGGACGGCGGTTACGGGTAGCTGTTTCGGTTGTGGTTTGCGCGGTGGCTGCTTCAATTGTTTCGCCAATAACCTCGACGATGGCCAATTCAAGCAGCCGCTTTGTAAATTCCGGCGATGCGTCTATTACATCGCCTAATGAGTAGGCCATGTTTTGCGACGCAGGGTTTTTAATAAATTTTACCTTTGCCATTGCTTTAGGTTTTGGCGGATGCGGGTCACATCGGTGTGGCCCTTATGCCCGTCCCTCGGGCGCATCCACAACACACACACCACCATTAACAGGAGGTGTGCAGTTGGTTATGATTAGGCAGGGGTAGTCGCGTCGATGTCCTTACAAACAGCGAAGGCTTTCGGCTGCAATACCAGCGCATCAACGAAGTTGATGAAGTGGAAGCGGTTCAGGCCGTTAATCTTCTGAGTGTACGGATCCATCTCGAGGATTGGGTTACCCCAGCTGCCAAGGGCAAGCTGGCTAAAATCGCCAAAAATCAGGGCGCTCAGGTCGCTGCTGGTACCTTTGGTCAAGGTGCTTGGCACGTTAGTGCTGGCAAGAACAGGGAAGCCAAGGGGAGATACACCAGCCTGGCTCACGATGAAGTTACCTTCAACACCGCTTGACTGCTTCGGGCGAATCATCGCATCTGCATGCACCTGAGGGAGGTGATGTAGGCAAGGTTCTGCATGGTGGCATTGTTCACCATCGCAGCCTTATACAGGTTCACCCAGTCTGCGTACACCTGGTTGGCGCCGTTGGCGTTGGTGCCTACTACGGCAGCGTTTCCAGCAAAAGTCACCGTTACGTCGGTGTTGGCGATGATACCGGTAGGCTCGTTTGAACCTCCGCCATTGATGGCTGCACGCTCGAGGAGGTAGCACCGGCGCGAAGCAGGTAGTCCATCACCCAAGCTTCCAGGGGTTGCTTGACTGAAGGAGAATTTGATCGCTCACGTCGATGTAAGCACCAAGACGTTTCGCGCTCAGGGTACGGTTGGCCCATGTCTGAGTGCTTTCAGCGGCTGCATCGGTTTCACCTTCCCAAGTAGCTATAGGTGCGGTAGTGTTGGCAGGGAAGCGAAGGTTGCCTACCAGTCCGTCAAACATCTGCACACCAAGCTGGCTCAGAATCATGTAGGATTGCAAAGCGTTCAGAATACCTCCTACATTGGTGGCCACGTTTCCGCCGCCTTCAGTGATCAGAGCTGCCACCGGTTGCGGTAATGTCGCGCCTTTCAGCACCACGGCTACGGCGGTTAATGAGCCATGAAGGCAGGGTTACTCCGGTTGTGCTGTGGGTCAAGCCGGCGCGCATGTTCTGCTCTTTGGCTTCGTCTGCCAGTTCTTTTTCAAGACCTGTTACGGCAGAGCGGCTGCTCAGCTCGGTCATGGTCTTAATCATACTGAAGCGCTTGCTCAGTTTCTCCTGTTCTTTGGCTTCGCCTGAACCGGTAGAGTGAACCACGGCAGCGGCAGTGCGCTGTGCGATTTCCAGTGTTTCAATTTCTTTAGAGAGGGTATTAACCTCGTCTGTGATTTCACCGCTGCGGGTGATTTGCTCTGCGCTCAGGCTATCAGCAGCCAGCAAGCCAGCAAGCTCCGTACGGAGGGTGGCGAGCTTTTCGCGCTTTTCTTTCAGAATTTTTGACATTGTTTATCGGATTGAATTGATTAGGGTTTCTTTGATTTGAATTTTTGCATCAGCCTGGCGTTGCGCTTCCTGTTTCTGTGCTTCAGCTTCAGCGGTTAGGGTGGCGCGCTCCTGCTTTATTGCCTCCATGTCGCGTGCGCCGACCGAAGTGTTTTGATAAGCGGGATAAGTCACCGGGGAAACATCGAACAGCTCCCGGATTTCTTTGATTACCCGGAGGCCCATGTCACCATACTTATCGGATGTGCGCCATTCGCTTACCGATACAGTGAAAGCAAAACTGCTTTGGGTGATGTCGCCGCGCTGAATGGAGCGCACCCAGCTCACGTGAGTAGGGTTATTCTGGTCAGGAGTGTAGCGGTAGGCAAGCTGCCCGGCTTCGTTCACCCATACTTCCGCGGTTTTCGCGGTAGTGCGGCCCAGTATAATGTTAGGGTCGTGATTGCCAAGAACGCGGATGTCGGATGAACGCAGTGCGCTATCAAATGCGCCCGGGGCTATCTGTTCTTCAAACCATCCGAGGTCTGTCGTGTCGTTCACAACGGCTGCGATGCCTTCAACATATTCCGGCCAATCCTGACCTTCTGCCATGCGCAACGATACGCTGCCAGTTATACTCCTTCTTTCAATTGTTTCCATTAGGGTTATTGGTTTGAGTTTGCAGCTGTTGGGGCTGCGTCTATTTTTGATTGAATCCACGGGCGGGCCATATCGGCAGGAACCAGGTTAGACTCCATAAAGGTCATATCGCCCTCGGCGATAATGTCCATATCCTCGAACTTCCGGGCATCATTTGGTGAAAGCCAGCCGCCACGGATGCCCATATTGTAGAACTCTGCCCGGCTTTTTGAATCGGCCCGGAGTAGTGAGTTAAACTGAAATTTAAAATAATAGAATGGCTTTTCATCTTCGCGCAACAGCTTGCGCGCAAGCTCCTGTTCTATCATTACCACAAGGGGCATAATTGTTTGAACATAGAAATCCTGAGCCTGCTGTTCCACGGATGACTTTACACCGCCATCGTCTGCACCAATCATGTAGGCAGGCACGCCAAACATCCTCGCGATGTCTTTTGCTCCGTATTGCCGGGTGGCAATGTACTCCGCCTCCTGTGGTGAAAGGTTCAGCTGCTTTAATTCGCTGCCATGAGGAAGCACTGTTGCCGGGTCGGAACCGTCAAGGACTTTATTAAAGCTGTCTTTAAGTTTTTTGCTGCCTTCGTTATCAGGCTGCTTCGGGCCGTAAGTGATAACCCATTTTAGGGAAGCGTTTTTGCCGTAAAACTGCGCGCTGGCTTTTCCGCGTTTAGGTTAATCCCCAGTGATGTCGCATGCAGTTCAATAGGGAAACGCCTAAGGCTGAGTTATTGTAAGTCAGGCCTTTGAAGTGCAGTATATCGTAACTACTAATAGGTTCGGTTTCGTCTTCTCCTTGAATAAAATAGTAAGGGACTTCATCCACTACTTTGAGCGAAACACGACCGTGGAATATCGGCTCAAGTTCATTCGGATAGCCGCTTATAGGGTCGCGGTAAATCTTTACGAAGGCGTTTCCGGAAAGGTCAAGCTGCGTGGATACCCACTTGATCAAATCGAACTTACTCTGAATCTCGTTCGGCTCCTGAAGCAAGGTGTGTAACGGGTGGTCGTATGCTACTCGGCGGCCCTGCTCGTTTATCCGATAAAGTTTCAGCGGCATTGTTGCCAGGCTGTCTGCCTTAACCCTAATGCAGGAATGCACGGGCGCTAATCTCAACGCCGTGTTGGGGTTTGTAGCAATGCCACCGCCTCCGAACAAGCCGCGCACGGCGTCGTAAGCGGTTCTAATCAACTGGTCATAATACCCACTCCTGCGCTCGGATATGGTTTTTCCAATCCGGTTTCGGGTAATTTCGAAGCCAGCTATTCGCACGGGTCAAAGATTACGCCGCGCAAATTGTTAAGCGGTAAACATTGTTTACTTTTTTGAATTTTTCAAACTCCTGTAAAGCACCGTTTTGAACGAATAAAAATCACTGTATTTACACTGTCCACAATGCGCTTCGCACTCCTGCTCTGTCAGCTCGTAGGCTTCGCGCTGGTTTCCGGTGGTGCGCAGGTGTTCGTAAAAACGACTGAATGAAGTTTTCCCGAACCAAAAGGCACGGCGGATTAGAAGACAAAAAATCCATCCTCCTGCTGGCTCAGATTGTCTATCATTTCGCCCAAGGCCATGACCAAGGCCACCACTCCGTCTACCTTATCGCCAGACTTTGCTTTGTCCACTTTCACGTTCCCGGCTGGGTCTTTTGTTAACATAACGTTTGCCATCATCCACCTCAGCACCGGATTCCCGCCGTGGATGACAGCGCCTTTTTCGCAAGCCGTTCAAGCTCTTTCGTTGGCGCTGACATCGAACCATACCCCTGTCCGAAAGGTCGCATCTGATACCCAATGTCCTGAAGCTCAATAACCGGCTGTGTTGCGTTCCACCGGTCAAAGGCTATGCTGTTAATCGGCTCGCGCTCAAGTAAGTTTCTGATGTACTGCACGATGTATTTATAATCGCTCACGTTGCCCGGAGTTGCGATGATGTGGCCCTGCTGAACCCATTCTCTTATTTGTGTCCCAGTAGCGTCCCTGCGGTTGGCTATTGTATCTTCGGGTAGCCAGAACGTAGGCTGCACATATATCTCATCGCCGCCGTTCCATACGCGCACGAATGCGTTAAGTCCGACGTGCTTCCAAGGTCAAGGCCGGCATAACATGGCATTTTTGCCAGCTCATGCGCGGCTGGTAATGGCTTATTCCCAAGCATCCACTTTGCGTCCTGAATCCATGTTACGGCGCTGTCTGTCCAGATGTTCAGGTATTTTGTTTTGAACTCAACTTCCTTGTGCGCCATCTCTTGCGCTTCCCTGAAATCCTGGTGCAGCTTCTTTGGGTTTACTGATATTCCCCAATTTGGATTTGCCTTCTGCCAAACGCTTGGGTCTGTCCATTGGTCAGCCTGGTCAATTGTCCATATAGCCGCGAATGTGTTCGGGTCATGCACTTGCCCGAAGATAACCTTTTCACAGTAACGCTGATACTTCAGCGCCGGGCTGTTTTGTCCAAAGCCGGCTATGGTTACTGTAAACATCATCGGTTGCTTTCGGGCACCCATACCAGTCAGCAGCACGTTAAACGAATTATCATTACGGTGCGCATGGTATTCATCAAGTGCGACCGCATGGGGGTTCAGACCGTCCAAAGTTTTATCCTCGCTCACAAGGGGCTTGAGTTCGCTGCGCTCGAACTTAAGATACTTAATACGGTCGCTGTTGGCGTATTTTAATTCGTCACCAATTACCGGAGAATCCTGGGCCATGCGGTAGGCCTCTTCCCAGATAATCTTCGCCTGCTCCATCTTTGTCGCAACCGTGTAGCACTCAGCTGCCGCTTCGCCGTCGGCAATTAGGAAGTAAAGCATGATGGCCGCTGCCAATGTGGACTTTCCGTTCTTGCGAGGAACGGCAATGTATGCCTTGCTGAATCTGCGAAGGCCTTCGACATCAATCCATCCGAAAAGGTTTATGATGATCCACGCCTGCCAGGGCAAAAGGTAGAACTGCTCCCCGGCTGTGTGGCCCTTGGTATGCTTCAGGTGTTGGATAAATGCCAGCGCTTTGGCTGCATGCTGCCTGCTGAACTGGTACCCTTCTGGAGCTGTGTCCAATTCTTTTAAAAAATTGTGACATGCTTTCTTAATCTGCTCGCATGCCGGGGTATTCCCTGCAACAATATCGCGGGCGTAATTTATGCCAGTGCTTACGTTTGCCGGGTTCATCCTTCTAAATCTTTAATGTCCATGCCTCCCAAAAGTTGCGCAAGTTTACCCTGCGGTGTTTTGTTTTTGTCAATCACGTAGGCCCGGGCGCGCGGTGTCATTCCAAAGTCGTTTAACATTTTGAAGTAGTGCGCACGCACCAACGCGAGCGCCCGGTACTTTGGATTCATGGAAGGCTCGCCCGTCTTACCGTGGTACACCACAATGTCCATGCTTCCATCAGGGTTTACTATTTCCTCCGCAACTGTTGCACCTCCTCCCAGGTGTTGCAAAGTTCAACGACCGAATCCAGGTCAGTCCATGAATCAATGCCAAGCCCTTTCGCAATTTCCACCACGCGAAAAAGAAATCATGATAGCGTTGCGATTTATCCGCCGGAGGTTGTAAGCCTTCAGGCAGTTTAGTTTGCTTGCTTGGCGCTGGATTTTTGCGCCTACCTCTTGTCATTTTTCAAATTCCCAATTTACTTTCCGCGTCTTTCA